AATAATGAGCGTCACCATTAACGGCACTAACGGCCTTACGTTTAACGATGCCAGCACTCAGAATACTAGCCCATTTACTGGTGGATTAGGATTTCGCAACCGCATCATCAACGGTGCTATGGTCATCGACCAGCGGAATGCTGGGGCTAGTGTGAACCCAACGGACGGGCAATACTGCTTAGACCGTTGGATTCTGTTTACCTCTCAGGCATCGAAATACACCGCACAGCAGAATGCTGGGTCAGTTACTCCTCCTGTAGGATTTACGAACTATCTTGGTATCACTTCTTCCTCTGCCTATTCGGTTACTTCTTCCGATTACTTTATTGTAGAGCAGAAGATAGAGGGGCTAAACGTTGCAGACCTAGCTTGGGGTACAGCAAACGCACAAACAGTTACGTTATCTTTTGTTGTTCGCTCCAGTCTGACCGGAACGTTTGGTGGGGTGGTTAAAAACTCAGCAGGAAACAGAAGTTACCCATTCGTCTACACCATAAGTAGCGCAAACACTTGGGAGACTAAGTCAATAACCATCCCCGGTGACACTACCGGAACATGGCTCACCACTAACGGTGTTGGCATTCGCCTTCAGTTCAGTTTGGGTGTTGGTTCTACTTTAAGCGGCACAGCAGGTGCGTGGGCAGGAGCAAGTTATTCATCAGCCACAGGCGCAACCAGCGTAGTCGGAACCAACGGCGCAACCTTCTTTATCACCGGCGTACAACTCGAAAAAGGCAGCACAGCCACGAGCTTTGATTACAGGCCGTATGGTACGGAGTTGCAACTTTGCCAGCGGTATTACAGACTGGCTAACTGCGCGAACAGAGATAACGGGGCAGCCGCTAATACAAAAGCTTACGCAAATTCTGTTAATTTCCAAAATATGAGAGCAGCGCCAACTGTGTCGTTTACTGCGGTGACATCGACAAACGTGTCAAGTAGATCGGCTAGTAACATTACCGAATACGGCTTTACATACAACACCGTCGCTTCTGCCTCTGCGAGTATGTTTGACGAATCAATTGCCACCTGCGCGATAGAGCTATGACAATGGAAAACTACAAACTAACACCGTCTGCTACCACCGTTCAGCGTACAACAGACAACGCATACATCCCCTTCGACCCAGCCAACACCGACTATCAGGCTTACCTGAAGTGGCTTGAAGAAGGAAACCAACCTTTGCCAGCAGAGGAAGCATGACGCCTGAACTGCAACGCTATTACGAAGATCGGTTCGCCATGATGACCCACCAGGGCTGGCGCGATCTGCTTGAAGATATTGACGGAATGATAACGTCCTTGAACAATGTATCCACTATCCAGGATGAAAAGGATTTACAATTTAAGAAGGGTGAGTTATCTATCCTAAATTGGCTGAAAACCTTGAAACAGGTCAGCGAAGAGGCATACGAGGCACTCAATGAGAAAGATCTTTGAATTTCTCTGCGAAAGCGGAGAGCGCATCGAACGATTTGTTGAATATGAAGACAAGGAAGTTCGTTGCAATTGCGGCAAGACAGCCCGCCGCACCATATCTGCACCGGCGTTTAAATTGGAAGGGTGGTCGGGAGCGTTTCCAACAGCTCACGCAAAGTTTGATAAAAGCCACCGAGACAAGCTAAAATCCGAGCAGAAGGCGAACAGATAAGCAGAAATGCCCTGTTCATGTTTAATCCTGAGAACCAAAAGATGGCAGGAAAAGGAACTTCGACATGTTGATTGATAAAGAACCAGAGATGCCTAGTGAGTTAGAGGCAGAGGAAGCGAAACTACCCGAGTACGCAGCGCCAGAAGTCCCAGAGTTGCCCGACCGCTATCGCGGAAAGTCGATTGAGGACATCGTCAAGATGCACCAGGAGGCCGAAAAGGTCATTGGTCGTCAGGCCCAAGAAGTCGGGGAAGTGCGGAAACTAGCCGATGAGCTGATTAAGCAGAATCTCTCGTCAAAATCGCAACCTGTTGAACAGGTAGAGCCTGAAGTAGACTTTTTTGAGAATCCCCAGAAGGCGATTCAGAAAACCGTTGAGACACATCCCGATGTTGTCGCTGCTCGTCAAGCGGGTATCGAGTTCAAACGGATGCAAACGCAGCAGCGCCTGGCGCAAGAGCACCCTGATTTCATGGAAATCAGCGCCGACAAGGACTTTGAGACATGGATTAAATCGTCTCAGGTGCGACTCGAGCTCTACACCCGAGCGGATGCGCAGTTTGACTTCGATGCGGCAAATGAGTTGTTGTCAACCTATAAACAGTTGCGTGGTATTAAGCAAAAGCAGGTGGAGCAGTCCGGTAAGGAAGCCCGCCAGCAGACGCTCAAAGCTGCGCAAGTGGATACAGGGGGTACCGGGGAGAGTTCAAAACGTGTCTACCGCAGAGCTGACCTTATTCGGCTGAAAATGACCGACCCAGCTCGCTACGATGCGCTGTCAGATGAGATTATGGCGGCCTACGCAGAAGGACGGGTCAAGTAAATTTTACTTTTGACTTTAGGAGTTAGACATGGCAACCGCATTTAACCCAGCAAATAGTGTAACAACGACAACAGCAGCAACCTTTATTCCAGAGATTTGGAGTGATGAGATTGTTGCGGCCTACAAAAAGAACCTGGTTCTGGCCAACGTTGTTATGAAGATGAACTTCAAGGGCAAGAAAGGTGACACCGTTCACGTTCCTGCACCGACCCGTGGCAATGCCTCGGCCAAAACTGCCACCAACGCAGTCACGCTGATCGCTGCAACTGAGTCCGAAGTTCAGATCCTGATCAACAAGCACTACGAATACAGCCGCCTGATCGAAGACATCGTCGAAGCTCAGGCTCTGAACTCGCTGCGTCAGTTCTACACAAGCGACGCCGGCTATGCGCTGGCCCGCCAAGTGGACACCGATCTGGTTCAGCTCGGTCGTGCTTTCAACGGCGCAACCGTCGGTACCGACGACTACGCTACTAGCAACACCACCACCAAAGCCTATATTGGCTCGGACGGCACCACCGCGTACAACAGCACCAGCTCGAACGCTGCTGCCCTGACCGATGCTGCAATCCGTCGCACCATCCAGCGCCTGGACGACAACGACACCCCAATGGACGGTCGTTTCTTCATCATCCCTCCATCAAGCCGCAACACCTTGATGGGTCTGGCTCGTTACACTGAGCAGGCATTTGTGGGTGATGGCAGCGCCATCCGTAACGGCGAAATCGGCAACCTGTACGGTATCCCTGTGTTCGTGACTTCCAACGCCGACTTCGGTGCTGGTAACTCGGGCGCTGACCGTATCTGCCTGATGGGCCACAAGGAGTCGATGGTTCTGGTTGAGCAGATGGGCGTTCGTTCGCAGACCCAGTACAAGCAGGAATACCTGGGCACGCTCTTCACATCCGACATGCTGTATGGCGTCAAAGCCATGCGTACTGCCGCGACTGTGGGTGCTGCAACTTCGTCGTCCGCATTCGCTCTGGCTGTTCCAGCCTAATTGAGCTCCCCGGCCTAGCGCCGGGGGTTAACTTTCATTAGGAGAACATCATGGCAAATGCAACTTCCGTCGTGGTCCGCGCTGGTAATGACCAGTTTCGCGGGCTGTATACCAACACTTGGCTGGTTCGTGCCACTCTGAACGCTGACAGCTTGTCTGACGGCGCAGGTGACACCGATACCGTGGCTGTCCCCGGCGTCGCACTCGGCGACATGGTGCTGTCGGCCTCGCTGGCCGTTGATGTGGCTGGTCTGATCGTGACCGGTTATGTCAGCGCAGCCGATACCGTCAGTATCCGGTTCCAAAATGAAACCGGCGGCACGGTGGACTTGGCATCGTCCACATTGCGTCTGGTTGTAGCACGTTCACTGGCGTAAAAATTGGGGGCTTGCGCCCCCAATTTGCCGTTCGGAGGTTTTTGTGGCGACTTTCAAATGCTTGACCAGTGGCCAAACGGTCACGTTTACCCTTCAGCATGACATCGACAGCATGAAAGGTCATCAGGGCTACGTGCGGATCGATCTGCCAGAAGACCAGCAAGAGGAAGCGCCGGTGGCGATTAACATAGCGCCCCCAGCCAAGCGTATGGGGCGTCCAAGGAAACCGGAAAATGTCAGAAATTGACCCTCGCGAGTTTGGAAAGCTCGAAGCACAAGTGGAAGCACTGAACGTGGAAGTCCACGCCTTGCGTAACGACGTCAAGACCTTGCTGGAGCTGGCTAACAAATCCAAAGGCGGTTTTTGGATGGGGATGACGATCGCCTCGACGTTGGGCGGGATACTGACTTTTGTGGCCGATCGGCTATTTTTTAAGGGGTAATATCATGCCAATGGTTGATGGTAAGAAATATCC